AGATCCCGCATGTTTTCAATTAGGTAAGATGCATGACCCGTAGTAATGGAACTCGTAGTCAAACCATCGAACAACTCGGATTCCATCGCAACATAGTGGGATTCAACATCCTGAATAATCATTTGCAAGGCACACACGGTGGGACGAAGGGTAATTGTTCCTTGGCCCCATCCTCGTAGCTTTTGTCACCCTCCCTGGTTCTCTGAAACCAATGAGGCTTGAACGTGGTCTTTTCCCCGCTCCTGGCCTTCTTCTCCTTCTTCATCCCCCTGGGGATAATACGGTTCTTCATTTTGTGTTACCTCAACCCTTCTGCTATTTCTTTTCTGATCTGATCGTCCTGATCTACCCCACGCTGGTATTCCTGGTGTTCAAAAGTGAACTGAAACCCTGCCGGGACGCCGTTCATTGTCCCAAAGCTGAATGCTCTAGCCCTCCGTTCCCGAAACTCCGTTACAGGGATCTTTTTTTCTGTCCCGTCCATCATTTGAACCTTAACTAGCATCTGACCTCCTATCGGTATAAACGAACAGCTTCTGCCGCCAACTCTTTAACTAACCTGTGACTCAAACCTGGACCTTGAACTTCGCTCCACGCAATCCAGCTTAACGTCTTTCAATAGAAATCCCTTTCTTTACTGACATTCTTTATCAGATCCGCAACTTCTTGTGAAACGCGGTGGGCCTTTTTGTCAATCTCGATGATGGCCATCATGGCTTCTCCTTAGACCCTTCATCCCTCAGCCTGAAAATTCCAACCCCCGACCCATCCGGCATGGTCCGACAAGTAAAGACATTCGGCATACCCCTACGCTTACACCACCCATGAGCGGCAACTGTTACTGAACGCATGACCCTCCCCATGTCGGCCACGGGGCATTCCACCAGGAACATGGAACCTTCCTGGAGGTCATTGAAGGGATACTTGTAGATTGGGTGGTGCTGTTTCTTGGGGAGCGGGACGCCATCATGGATGGTGATTCGATTGTCTGCCATTCAACACCTCAACCCTTCTTGGCCTTGGGCTCGTCATCGTTTTCAATGGTCTTCTTGAAATACACACCACCAGAAAGATGGTAGATAACAATACCCTCCGGCTTCATGAACCCAGGTTCGGCCTTACTCCCAGACAGGGATAGATCCAAGAGTGTGTCGTAGATTGCCAGGGTATTGAACGGCCCTCGATACAGGACCGGGACCACATGACAACAGGCAGGCTTATTTTCTTCCGTCCAGCGGAAGGTGTTGAACAGACTAAACCGACGCTCCTTGAGCCCATACTTGCGCTGAATACCCTGGCCCCACCATTCACCATAATGGCGGCCTGGGCCGAGGTCCAGGAGTTCAACCTTGTGCTCCTCCCCCCATCGGGCAAAGCCGAAATTGTCATCCTCGGGGGTAATCCACCGGGTCCGGGAACCGAACTGGATCTGGCCATCCTCGGAAATACAAATCTGGGCGTTGGTGCCATCGATTTTCTCCGAGATCCAGATGTCTCGGCTAAGCCTTGCGATCTTTGGGAACCCTGCAAAGTCCATTGATCCTCCTCAAAATAACAACCACGCAGCGTTTTGCTACATGGTTATTATCGGTTATATTATTGATAAGTCAAGAGGAAATTTAGAGACTTTTCGTCTCCGTGACCACAACCTTCGCGGCCTTAGCCACCGCATCGGCATCCGCCTTAGCCTTTGCATCAAACTCCTGATACAGGATCTTGACCTCAGAAAACAACGCCTTGACATGCGCGGCATCGGATTCTGCGGCGTTCTTTTCCTTGGCCATGAAGGTCTCCACCTTGGCCCACAACTTGCCCAGGTAGGTCCCTCCCCACACACCGAACACGCCCCCCACGGCGAGCCCCACGAGAGCGTAGATGAGATTTTCGAGAGTCATGATTGCTCCTTAAAACAATTTAAAGTGATGTCCGACGGCAATCACACCCGTGACGCCAATCGTCATACCTGCACCCTGGAACCGACCTGCCCATCTGGAAGAGTTGTTGGCCGCAACCTGGGCATCTAAAGCAATCTTCCCTAGATTGATTTCCTTGGCCTGATTATCAATAATGGCATTGTCCGTTGCCACCTCCAGAGTGAGTTTTAGAATCGTGGCTTTTTGGTCCGCAACATCCTGGGTCAGTGCCTGGATGGTCTGGTTTGCCAAGTCGTCGTTTGCCGTAGCCGCTTCGGTCTGGGCAACAGGGTTGTCCACGTTAATGGGGGGCGGGGGAAGCGGCTTTGGCCGATTATTCCATTTTACCACCAGGGCTTGGGCTTTGACATCGGAAGCAGCGGCCTGCTGCTGGGCAGAAACGGCAGCGTTGGCCTGTTCCTGCTTAATCTGCTCTTGGTTTTTGACCTGTTCTGCCAATTTCTGGATTTGCACCTGGGCAGCAGCGGCCTTAACTGACTCGTGGTGGCCCCGAATAAATACCCCAGAAAAGAATGCACTTACAATCAGGATGACCCAAATTTTCCAGTTCATTTATTCCTCCGACGTTCCATTCTCAGAGTCAGCCAATAAAAAACCAGATCAACTATAATCACAATCCCAAATGCCGTAAGCAGGATCATTGTTCCTCCGGCAGGACTTCCCGGTCGCAAGGGATAGCCGGGCATCCCAGCTTAAATTCAACTGCCCAGTCTTTTGAATCAGGAAGGTTAAGCCCAAGCCAGTCGAGGAATTTCTGGAACAGCGGACCCATCTCTTCAAGTTCAATGGTCCGACCCTCCATCTTATGCCGAACCTCCATATTGATTCCACTATACCCAAATCCCATCAAAAGACGGGCACTGTCCAAAAACAAAAAGCCCTTGGAAGTTTGCCTGATCATCCAGTGGATTGGCCTCTTGTCAGCACCCATGACAGGCTTGGGCATCGTCTCAAGTTTTTCGCGGAACGAGACCAGGGCGGCCTCGGGATTAATGACGGTCATCGTGGATGTCTCCTACAGTTCCATGCAGCAACATTGAAGGCAATTACAGAGGCCAAATTATCTTCTGTTTTTGGCATTGGGGTTATGGGTCCCTTGGCGTGGCACCGCATACATTCTACTGGACCGACCCCATCCGCTCTCAGTGTTTCTTCGTTTCCGCAGAACGGGCATGGCATTGTCCACATTAAGCCTCCTGTTTAAACTGTAATAGTTGTGCATGAGTGAAGGACATACCGCATTGGAAAGGGAAGATGTTTTTGGTTGTCTCCACCTCCTTCGGAGGGCTATCCTCCGGGACCAATTCCATGCGATCGGGAGTTCGCCGGTCAATCAGAAACACTTGGCCATTCTCTGCCTTGACCAGCATTTGGGTGCAATTCAATTTTGCGATGATCATTAGGATCTCCTATATAGGGATTACCCCCACCTAGAAAATAGACACCACCAGCGAATAAGTCAAGGCATTTTCTATTGACACTCCGGATCATTCGGTTATCCTATGTATGGGATGATTCCCCTAGGAGATTCCATGACTATCGAAACCCCGTTCTGCCCCCTGGTTGACACCAAGGAAGCCGCCGAAATCGTGGGGCTCACGTATTCTGTCATGCTTGGCCTTCGTCGCACTGGCAACGGCCCCAAGTGTGTCAAAGCGGGCCGGAAGTATCTGTATGATCTGAATGCGGTCATCGAGTGGCGCAAGGAGAAGTGGTCCTCCCAATCGTAATATCAGCTTTTTACCCAACAGGAAGGGGCTTCGGCCCCTTTCTTTTTGCTCGGATAGGGGGCTGGGGTATAAGGTTTTGTTTCCCGAATAGAGTCATTCTGAGTGAACTGATTAAGTGCGGGGTCGAAATCAAGCATATACTTACCAAATCTAGCGCCACCTCGATTCTTGGCAATACGGCAAGCAACGGGTCGGATCGCGCTTGGGGCGGGGTCCTTATCTGTGTTCCACAACAGCAAGGCTATATCGGCATCACGCTCAATCTGACCGGACCCGAGGAAGTGTTGGAGGGTTGGTTCTTCAAACTCCTCAATTTTACGGTTAAACTGGCTTAAAATGATGACATTGATCTTGAGTTTTTGGGCTAAGCGTTTGGCTGATTTAGTGATTTCCCCAATCATCTGGGCCTCGTTGTCATATCCTTTCCGCTTCGTATCTGGGGCACCAACGAGTTGGAGATAGTCTACGATGGCCACAGAGAGGGGGGCACGACGGTGTTCCCGCAGAATGGATGCTTCAATGGAAGTCCACGTGTCCCCAGCGCAGCCGTGGATTCCTACAAGGTTTCTACGGATAACTCCAAGGTGATAGCGACTATCCTTGTCAACCAACTCAGAACCAACTCGAAGGGCGACCAGAGAGTTAACCCCACAAGCGCAAGCCACAATCCGGGCCGCAATCTCATCCTCATCCATTTCCAGAGAACTAATAGCCACCCTTTTCCCTCTCTTTGCTGTCTCAACTGCAATTTTGATGGCCAAGGCAGTCTTCCCGGCACTCGGGAGCCCCCCAATCACGATTAGCCGCCCAGGGTTCGCAACAAGGGACTTGTCAAGGCCAGGGATCCCTGTAGTAGTCAGGTTCTCCCGTGATTCAAGAGGCAGAATCGGCTGACCGATCAGATAGGCTTCAAACTGAGAAGCATAGTCCGTAGCCATGCGCATCTTGGGATTACCCGCTTCTGCCACCTCCCCCGCTATGGTTGTTAACTCGGCTTCCACCTCCGATAGAACATCAGTCATAGCCCTTTTGGACAGAGAATCCATGGCTCTGGAGATCATTCTACGTTTAAATCCATTGGCAACCCTCTCAACCCTTGATGCCAAATCCAAAGGCCCTAAGTGGGTTTTGGACAAGTCGAACAGGTCTCTCATGGCTTCAATATCCGCCCCGGTAGCCCCTAGCAGCCCCATGGCCCTGGCCATCCCAAAAGAATCGATAAGTTTCCCCGTCTTGCTTATTTCCTGAAAACTGGCCCATATTATTTGTGCCGTCCTGGACATAAAACACCCGGGTGAAAGGGCGCTGATCTGAGCCACCGTGTCTAGTTCCAGGCGGGTATCCATGACACCCAGGATAAGGGCACGTTCGTCCTCGGCCCCGTCTTCAAATGATTGACTGAACTGATCGGTCATTTCTTCTCCCTAATAATCTCTGCGAGTTTTTCTCCCCAGGACACCAGGTTAGTGGCGGCATCCCTCATCTCTCCGGTGAGCAGATAACCTGACTCCTCTAAGTAATCGATGTTCTCTCTGAAGGTAGCAACGCAAGAGTCCGAAATTAGAACATCTGAAAGGTAACTCAAATATAAATCTATGTCTCCACCATACATTTTAAATATACTGCACCTGCACCGTTCCCTGAACTCACGCATCTCTGCATATTCTTCTCTGGCGGCTCTGTCATTCGGTAACACCTGGTTCTCCTTTTGAAGTTCGGGTTAGGATGTCTTGGATGTAACCTCTCCAGGGTCCTTCTGGCCCGAAGAAATACTGTGGGGCCTTGTATCTGAATCGGACTTCTGTGCAGTAGTCCCGCCCAGCTTGGATAAGAGTGTTCTCATCTATCTCCTGGTGTTCATCTAGTATCTCCTTTATTCTAATGGCAAAATCAGCTCTATGGATATGTATTGTTCTTTTATCTGGTCCATCTTCTGTTATCCATTCCTGAGATAGTGTATTGACAACCTCTTTAACGTTTTCTCCATACTCGGCAAATTTTGCCTTGCTCGTTTTTCGCTTCTCCTTCAGCGGCTTCTTTTGCTCAACCTTCGGTTGAGTAGTAGTTGTAGTAGTAGATTTATAGATTGATAGATTAGGTTCAGCCTCCCTAATAGGGGAGGTATTAGGGGGGGTAATAGGGAGGGTAAGGGCCTCATTTTTGGCATTAGCCCTGATTTTCCATGAATTAGGGCCTCCGCGCCGCCCCATTTCAGAAGAATGCTCAATATAGGCTTGTGCATCAGATCGCATCGCGGCACCCACCTCATAACCCTCGGTAGTAGGGGGGGTAGTAGGGGGGGTAGGGGTTCGTCCATTCACTCCCATAGAAAACCCCATCAAAAATTGTCCACGATCTTCATCCGTGGACAGGGTCGACATAGCAGAGTTGAAGACATCAAGATTGAATTGCATCTTCCAAAGACGAGGAGAACTCATGGGATACTCTTGACATGGCCCGTCACCCTCCATTTGGTCGAATATTCCCGCACTGGGAATCAAACAGGTGGGACGGGTTGGGTGATACTGATTGGCTTTTCGGATTCGACCCCGATGGAAAACAGTTTAGGTCTAGCCCTTGCCAAAGTCAACCAGTTGACCGACATTTCTTTTGCGCCGGGGTTCCGGGCCTTGAGGGGCTTGGACAACACCTTTTTCACTAGTATCCACGAATCGGC